GACTGATCGTCGTCCTGACCAGAGAATGCAGTATCAGGCTCATTGAACAGTGCCTCAGTACCACTCTGGTTGGTGTAGCGAGAACGCATCGCGAAGATGAGTCCAGTAGGTCCAGACATTGGCTGAACACCAGCAAGGTCATAAGCGACCAAGTTTGGCATTGCACGTCTGATCAAGGAGATCAGAACTGGATCGAAACCAGCAACAGGACCACCTGCTGCAGAACCACCAGAGAATCCACCTGTACCAGCGGAGTTAGTAGGAGATGCTTCACCAAGGAACTCAGCGTTCTCACGAAGCATTTGCTCTTGGTTCTCGAGCAGAGCAGCAGTTACGTTACGTCTGTGAGAATCGGAGATCTTATCGATTCCATCTGCGTCAAGCAGTGGAGCCCACTTTTCAGTGAGTTGGTTATAATTGATTTGTTGTTGCATTGTTTGCTTACCTTGTGTTTCTTTGTTTAAAAGGTTTTAAAAATCACTTCTGAGCATTGAGTGCGTTCAGATATGCAGCCATGGAATTGGATACGTCACCAATTTCTTGATTTGCTTCTTCTGTTAACTCTTCTGCTACAGTTTCTTTCGGAGCACTAGTCTTCTTAGAGAAGTATGCTTCTTTAAGGGTTTCTAGTTTCTCGCGATAGCTTTCTTCACTTTCAAACTCAACACTTTCTGCAAGGGAAGCAAGCTTTTCCTTTTGGGATACAGCTAAACCTTCTGCAACATTATTAATGATTGTTTGAGCAGTGGCGCTGCCTAATCTATTGTTTAGTGCAACGTTTCTCTCAATCTGCTCGTTGAGTTTTGTCTCCATCTCATCAAGTTTGTCTACCATAGACTCAAGTACATCGTATCTATCTTCAGGGATATTTACATAATGTGCTTCAAAAAGCTCTTTCATGCCTTCGAGGAAACTTTCGGTCATTTGAGTCTTGATGCCACGCTCGACAGCGATTGCATTTTCCTCTAACCATTCCTCTGCGACATACTCAAGGTAGGAGTCTGTACGCTCGGTGAGTTCAACCTTGATGGTTTCTACTTCCTCAACGAGTTGTTTGTCGTACTCTTCCTGTAGAGTTTTAGATACTTCATCTACTTTCGCATTCAGAGCAGCTTCGAAAACAAGTTTCGCCTTTTCTCTGAACTCTTCGGAAAGTTCTTCGCCACTAAGAAGGGCATTTACATCCTCTTCGATAGCTAAATCGACATTAACTTCCGTTTCTGCTTCTGCAACCACTTCTGTTTCAGTTGCTTCTTCTTCAGCAATAGTCTCCTCAGCTTTAGCTTCAGTCTCCTCTCCGTAACCAGTCTTCTTAAGACCAGCTGGCATTGGATCAGCTTTAGCAGCACCTTTGTTAACTACGTCTTTAACTTGCTTAATAGTCTTTTCAGGTGTCTTAAGCTTGTTAGAGTCGTCATCTGGCTTGGAGTTCTCAGGGGTAGGTCCACCGAGATCTTCGATTGCACCTTGATCAGGTACATAATTAGGTGCCTTTGGCATTGGATCACCAGCGGCGGCGCCAGAATTAACAGCGGTTTTGGATTGCTTAGTGCCTACTTCCATTTCCTGTAAATCCCCACTAGACATTTGAACTCTCCTTTTAATCGTTGTAGATATCGTAATCTATATTTATTTATAAATCAGAGATTTGACAGGAAGGACTGGAACAACTCCAGTTTCTTCTCATCAAGTCTTCCTTGATCCACTAAGTTATTTATAGTTTGCTTAGTTTCTTCGATCTTTTCCTCTACTTTAGCTTCAACTACAGCAGGGGTTTCGATCACTGCAACTGATTCAACAGGTGCAGATTCGGTGAATGTGTTGCGTGCTTTGAGGATTCCAGAATCCCAAATCCACTCTACACCTTCCATGATTCCGTTTACGAAAGCATCTGGGGCAGAGGGATCTGCAACAATGTCAGCAGCAGTTGCTAACATGAAGTCCTCTCCAACAACTTTATAGCCTTCTTGTGTGTCGCGAAGACTACCCATACCTCTTGAAGAAACTCCAAGAGTTACACCTTCGTCCAATAAGGACTTTGCAATAACACCCATAGGAGTGTCAAGCAGTTTTGCTTTACCCACAAAATTAGAACCCTCTCTTTGAAGAGAAGTAATTTTGTGTGAAACCCTATCAAGATTAACAGTAGGTCCCTCGGGGTGACCAAGTTCACCAAGAGCACGACCCTTAGAAATAAAAGACTCTGTATATCTGTTCACTTCTTTTTCAAGAATTTCAACAGGATACATACGGTTGTTTCTATTCTTCAGGTTTCCTTGTAGGAATACTCCCTCAATATACATATGTTTCTTGCCTTCCTTTTCTTCGACAAGAATCTTACACTGTTCGATTTCTTCTGTGATAAGTTTCATTTTAAGTAAAGCTTAGTTTTCTTCCTCATCATCTGGAGTCTCTACTTCCGCAGTAGGACTTTCAATCTCTTCTTCCTCAGAAGAATCTGTTTCTACTTCAGCAGTAGGTTGTTCCGTATCTGCCTCAGCTTCGGCTTCGGTAGACGCTTCATCTTCAGTAGGAGTTTCATCCGTATAAGGATTAGGTCCACCGAACATAGAAGCAGTTACTGCAGGAGTAACAACGTCAACATTATCAGAAGCCTTCTTAGTCAAAAGGTCTTTGATCTTAGAATGAATTTCTGAAGGAGACTCATTCCCAGCGACCATATTAATTAAATCATCCATAATTATGTATTGGCTACACGCCTATTTATCACTTTATTAGATTTCCCCGCCTTGTGGCATCTCAGGAGCCTCTGTGGCACTACCATCTACTTCAGGTTCTGTGACAGGTTGTCCCATATCCATACCCATTGCTGCACCCATCTCGGCTTGTTGTGCAACAATAGGATCCATGATCTTACCGTCTTTAATTTCTTTTTCGATTTCTTTGTCCATCTCTTCAATTTCAGTATCAGTGAATTTGAGGATGTTTCTTCTTACATAACCAGTAGAGAAGTATTTTCCGAGATATGGTTCAACAGCACCTACAACAGCCAACCTCTCATTCATCAACTCAGTTTCTTTGAGTTCAGAGAAATGGTTATCGTAGATAAAGTCATATTGAATATGATCACCCAAAGTTTCCCAATCTTCAGGAGAAACAATGTTTTTTAGAATAAGTTGAGTTTTCAACATGTCATTGAAGACTGTAGAGAATCTCTTTCTCATTCTTCCGACGAACTTAGTAAACTTAATTTCGTCTCTTAAGATTTCAGATGATCTACCAAGATTGAATCCTTCACCAGATCCAGCAATACGAGATTCAGGAACACCTAATGCTCTGTATAGTTTCTTCTGGAAGTATTCAATATCAGAAAGTTCACCAAGATTCTGTCCGCCAGGAAGAGTTGTAATCTCAGTACCTCTTCCTCCTTCACGACGAGGTAACCAGAAATCTTCAAGCATACTCATATGCTTACGATCATCTTTAACCTCACCAGTAGCTGCGTTATAAACCAGTTTATTACGATAACGGTTCATAACATCACGCAGATATTGTTCTGCTTTGATCTTAGGTAAGTTACCTACATCAATATAGAAAATTCTTCTTTCTGGAGCACGACTCAACCTGTAGATAACAAGAGAGTCCTCAATCATTCTAAGTTGATTGAGTGCTTTGATTGACTTATGTAAGTATGAGAGAATAGTCTGTTTATTTCTATCAACCAAACCAGAATGACAGAAAGTGATTGAGTCAGGAGCAATCTTGACTTTTGCCATTTGGTCTTTAAAAGCTGGTTGACCAATACCACCAATATTATTCTTAGCTGCTCCTACTTGTGGATCGTAAAGATAATACTCTTCAATCTTTGGTGTCTCTACATTCTCTGCCCCTACTGCTTGTCTAACAACAGTATTCAAATTTTTATCTGGGGTTTTAAGTTTACGAACAAACTTAATTTTAAGTGGATCAATATATCTTACTTCTTTTAAACCTTCTTCTGGAGCATTGATATCAATTACCTTGTGATAAAAGACTCTACCATCAATGTACCAATTTCTTAAAATCTCATGACATTTTTTATCGAAGTCTAAGAGTTCCTTCACTTTAGTGAACTCTTCTCTAATCATTTTCTTTAAAGAATCCGACGCAGGAAGGTTCTCCAAGTCAATCTGGACAGGAGAATCGTTCTGGTCGGATACGATTGCTTCATTTATAATATCTTCAATGGCACTATCCACTTCAGGATGAAGTGCCATTTCTCTATAACGTTTGATGAGATCAGCTTCGGACTTATAAACTCCGTCGATATCTACATACTGCCCATAAAAACCACTTGAGACATAATAGTCGGATGAGTCCTCGTCAGTTCTAGGAACTGGGGACACAATACCTTTAGATTTGTCCTTGGACTCATCCTCTATTTTAAAACCAAATAATTTAGCCATGAATCAAGTTGTATGGGCTTTACCCATGTATTTAGTATGGTTTAGTTATCCCCTTGTGAATCAGTCGTTAATGGAGAAACTCCGTTAACTAGGGATTGCTCCTCAGAATCAAGAATAGTCTTAGCATCCTTATCAAGAGCATCCCACCATTGAACCTGAAGATCTACTGTAAACTCTTCAATAGTATCAGAGTTATCGTAAGAAACTTCAATAGCACCAACAGATGTTGGGAATACACCATGGAAAACATAGCTCTTAAGAACTGGAGTCTTCTCAGATGATTGAATAGCAATACCCTTAGGTGAAGCAGCTTTTGTGCTTGCAAGAGTATTTCTACCAAGTTGATGAACTCTAGCGTCAGTTTGATATTGTCTTGGATTGATGTAACCAGAAGCATTGTCATGCTTGTTGATTCCGTTCATCCATCTTTCAAAAGCATTTCTGATGCCAAAGTCGATGTCGTTGATGACGGTAATTGTCCAAACGTCGAATGTTCTGTCACCAGCAATCTTGAGATTCCTTCCTCGGAAAGGAACCTCGATTACATTGATGTTAGATGCAGGGAGATTCGCGGCCTTGACCATGAATCTTCCAGCTGCAGCTGCTTCCGATCCTTTGATGTCACCATCGTCAACAAAAGACGGGAATTGAAGTTCGACTTCGAACAGATTGGGTCTCGCAGCACCACCGATCAATTTCGATTTGAAATCCTCAATGGTCCTGTCTGCGATCTTCGGATGATTTTTTGAAAAGTTAGCCATCGTTAAAGATACCTCTAGTGGATTTAGTTAATATAATTGATCAGACAGCACCGATCACTTCATCGAAGCTGATACCAGATCTCGTAGCAACGAATGTAAGACCGATGAAGTTAATCGATCTTGCAGGCTTGACGAAGATGTCAGCCTTGAACTGGTTAGCGTCAAT